GGCTTCAGTACACCTGTATAGCCCTATGTGTAGACTGCCACCGGAATCCTGTACTTGGATGGCATGGGCAAAAGAGAGCGTGGTCGATAAGGAAGATGGATCAGATAGAGGCACTCAACGAGACTATTCGGAATCTCATCGAGCATAGCCCCTCTAAATCACCATTCTAGAAAACAAAAGATTTACTTTACTAGTACGTCAAAGTAAGCAAGCAGCCCAACGCACAGGGCAAGACCGACAACAACAGCAGTCGCCAGGTCAAGGAAGAGATCAGATTTAAAGAAGTTCATTGTTTACACCCTTAGAGTCACTAGTTCCGCTAGTTCGGTAAAAGAATAATAAATCATTGACAGACAAAAAAAATAGGGATAAACCCTAATAAAGTACAATTAATTTAATTTAATTATCGGAGAGGTTAGAAGCATGGCAAGACCCCCAAAGGCAGATACAGTCCAGTTCCGAAGAAAACTAGACAACCCAAAGCTGCAGATTCTTTTATCCGCTGGACAAGGCAACATCAGCCAAGGTTTCGAGAACTTGTTAGCCCTGTACCATCATCTCCACTCTATAGGCTATAGAACAGAAGACCCATTGGATACAATAGGGTTCGTAACTAACCTATCCGAGGATAAAGGATCAGCCCTTAACAGATGAACCTATAGGGAGTAACGTAAGGAGTAAGTAGAGGGAAGAACATGGAACTAGATTGGATTGGATGGGAATGGATAGAGACTCAAGTAGTACTGGAAAGCACCCACCACTACTTTTACTTGCATGAAACGTTAATGAGAATCATTCGCATCTAGGGTAAACCCTTAGGTAGAAACCCTTAAGGGTAAACCCTAATCTGTATGGGCAAACAGTACTGGATGGATGAACAGTAGGGGGGGGAGGGGGTAGGTTGTGTGTGTAGATATTTGTGTAGCCCCCTACCCTCAGAAAAAGCTAAATTGACAATTCCAAGGAGAACCAATGGAACAATTGAAAAGAGGAAGAGGAAGACCAAAGGGAAGCGTCAAGATGACCATACAGAGGTTTGCTGACAATCCACCCCTAGTACTACCTAAGACGGATCATCAACGGCTGAAGGAGCTTAAAGAGCTAATGATTAGAAGCGGGGGTAAAGATGTTGCTCAAAAGGTGATAGAGATTGCTCTTAATGATGACCATCCCCATCAATTGGTAGCTTTAAAGATGTGTCTTGATAGGACTCTTCCTGTTTCTTTGTTTGAGAAAGACAAGAGTCAGAGAAGTGCCGTAACCATCAATATCACTGGTTTGGGACAAGAACCGATTATTGTTGAGAATACTGAACAACCAGAAGACGTAGAGGCTAAATATGGCTGATTTGAACTTTTCCCTTCTACCTTGGCAACAGACAGTCTTCCAAGACAAAACAAGGTTCAAGGTTGTGGCTGCTGGGCGTAGGTGCGGTAAGAGTAGGATGGCGGCAGTTACCCTACTGATAGAAGGACTCAAGTGTCCACAAGGCTCTGCGGTTCTTTACGTTAGTCCCACCATGGGACAGTCAAGACAGATTATTTGGGACTTACTGCTAGACCTTGGTAGAGAGGTTATTCAGAATAGCCATGTAAATAACTTGGATATTACCCTGATAAACGGGGCTAGGATATACGTTCGAGGAGCAGATAGACCTGATACGCTCCGTGGCGTTTCATTGACCTATGCCGTTCTCGATGAGGTTGCTGACATTAAACCCGAAGCATGGGAACAGGTCATTCGAGCAAGTTTGTCTGATAAACGGGGGAGAGCACTCTTTATCGGCACTCCCAAGGGACGCAACTGGTTCTACGATACCTTCAAACTAGGCGAGTCAGAGGATGATCCTGATTGGAAGTCGTGGCACTTCACCACTGCTGATAACCCCTTGATTGATACCGCAGAGATTGAATCTGCCAAAAAGACCCTAAGTAGTTTTGCTTTTAAGCAAGAATACATGGCATCCTTTACCAATGCGGGGTCTGACATCTTCAAGGAAGAATGGATTAAGTACGGGGAAGAGCCTGAACATGGGTCGTATTACATCGCTGTTGACTTGGCGGGATTCGAGGAAGTTGCCAAACAAGCGGCTAATGCCAAGAAGCGTTTAGATGAGACTGCTATCTCTATCGTCAAGGTCACAGAGGATGGAAAGTGGTTTGTTGAGAAGATTCTGCACGGTAGATGGGACATCCGAGAAACAGCCTCTAAGATACTATTGGCGATGAGGGACTACAAACCTTTGAGTGTGGGGATAGAGAGGGGGGCGTTGAAGAACGCTGTTTTACCCTATCTGAGCGACCTTATGCGAAAGAACAATACCTATGCCCATATCGTAGATTTGACCCACGGGAATAGAAAAAAGGCAGATAGGATCATTTGGTCATTGCAAGGAAGGTTCGAGCATGGCAGAATTGTGTTAAATTCGGAAGAAGATTGGGACGAGTTCGTAGATCAGTTAATCCTATTCCCCGCACAAGGGGTTCACGATGACCTACCAGACTCTCTTAGTTACATTGACCAACTTGCTGTTACATCTTACATGGAAGAGGATGACAGTGAGGATTGGCAACCGTTAGATATTATTTCAGGGGTCTAATATGGATCAAAACGAGTTTGACGAGCCAACGCAGAATGACAAAGAGTTAACGTCATTCGTTGTTAACCATTGTGATCGTTGGAGAGACTACCGAAACGTCAACTTCCTTGATGACTACCTAGAATACGAAAGAATCTTCCGTGGCGAGTGGGCGGCAGAGGATAAGACTAGAGAGTCAGAGCGTTCAAGAATCGTTACACCCGCTACCCAACAAGCCGTAGAGACTCGCCATGCTGAGATCATGGAAGCAATCTTTGGTCAAGGTGAGTTCTTCGACATTGAAGACGACCTTAAAGACGTAAACGGCAATCCATTAGACGTAGAGATGCTTAAAGCCCAGTTAATGGAAGACTTTAAGCAAGACAAAATCCGTAAATCCATTGACCAAATTGAGTTGATGGCAGAAATCTACGGCACAGGCATTGGTGAGATAGTCGTTAAGACAGAGAAGATATTTGAACCCGCTACACAACCGATTCCTGGTGAAACTGGACAAGCAGCCATTGGTGTTGTGGAAAAAAACCGTATTGCGGTCAAGATAGTCCCCGTCAATCCTAAGAACTTCTTGTTTGACCCCAATGGAACATCTATTGATGACTGTATGGGTGTGGCAATTGAGAAGTATGTGGGCATCCACAAGATCGTAGAAGGCATTGAGAAAGGTATTTATCGCAAGGTAAACATCACTAGTACCTATGAAGACACAGATTTAGAGCCTACTCAAGAGGTTTCTCAGTACAGGGATGAAAAAGTATTACTTTTAACGTATTACGGCTTAGTTCCCCGTGAATATCTGACAAACGAAGATGAAGAAATCGAAGAGTTGTTCCCTGAGAACAGCTATGCAGAGGACTATTCAGACATGGTTGAGGCAATTGTTGTGATTGCCAATGGTGGGATGCTTCTCAAAGCAGAAGAAAACCCATACATGATGAAGGATCGCCCTGTTCTAGCGTATCAAGACGACACAGTTCCTAATCGACTCTTGGGTCGAGGTACTGTAGAGAAGTCTTACAATATGCAAAAGGCTATCGATGCTCAAGTACGAAGCCATTTGGACTCTTTAGCCCTAACAACCTCTCCTATGATGGGATTAGATGCTTCTAGGCTTCCTAGAGGTGCTAAGTTTGAGGTAAAGCCAGGCAAGGCGTTCTTGGTAAACGGCAATCCATCAGAGATTCTTTATCCATTCAAGTTTGGTGAGACAAGCCTTAACAACCTGTCTACTGCCAAAGAGTTTGAGAGAATGCTCCTTCAGGCTACGGGAACAATGGACTCTCAGGGCATGGTTAGTCAGGGAAACCGTGATGGTGCGGGTATGAGCATGGCAGTAGCCACCATCATCAAGAAATACAAGAGAACCTTGGTCAACTTCCAAGAAGATTTCTTGATTCCGTTCATCCAAAAGGCATCTTTCCGCTATATGCAGTTCGATCCTGAGCGTTATCCTTCTGTTGACATGAGGTTTATCCCCACTGCTACGCTAGGAATCATTGCCCGTGAGTATGAACAACAGCAGTTCATTGGTCTACTCCAGACACTTGGCCCTAATACGCCAGTTTTGCCTTTGATCTTGAAGGGCATCTTGAATAACTCTAGCTTGAGCAACCGCTTTGAGTTGATGGGTGCTTTGGATCAGATGAGTCAACCTGACCCACAAGCCCAAGAGATGCAACAGGTTCAGCAACAGTTGGCATTGCAATCGGCACAGGCTCAGATTGCTGTTCAGACTACACAAGCCGAGCAAAACCGAGCAGAAGCCACTAAACTGATGACCGAAACTCAGTTAATGCCCCAAGAAGTTCAAGCCAAGATTATTGCCTCGACTACAAAGAACTTACCTCAAGGCAACGAATCCAACGAATTTGACAAACGGGTCAAGATTGCTGAGTTGATGCTAAAAGAAGCTGATATAAAGAACAAGAGTAAAATTGTTGAGTTGCAGATGAACAATGCAAAGAGCAACGTGGTAGACATGGAGAATGACTTTCTCCAAAACTTGAATCAGGAGTTAGCAAATGGCAATCGATAAAATCTTCAACGACTCTAATGTTGATGGCATTGCAGATAATATCTTTAATGCCGTTAACAATTCTGTTTCAGAAGTAAAACAGATGCAACAGCGCAAAGCCGCTGAGAATGCTCAATTAGTTATCCAATCACTCAAGAAAATAGACACAGACATTCGTGAGAAGTTTGACAACGTAACCAATGTTCTTGAAAAACGTGTCTCAACTATCAAAGATGGTCGTAATGGCATCAACGGTAAAGATGGTCGTGATGGTAAAGACGGTCGTAACGGCAAAGATGGTCTTAACGGTAAACAAGGTTTACAAGGCCCTAAAGGTCAAGATGGAGTAGATGGAGTTGACGGTGTTTCTGTAAGTGATGCACATATTGACTTTGATGGTTCTCTAATCATTGGTTTGTCTGATGGCAAACTCTTAAATGTTGGTGAAGTTGTCTCTCAAGACTTGCAAGAACGTATCAAAATTGTTACTAGCGGTGGTGCTGGTGGTGGTGGTGGCGATGTTGTTGGCCCAACATCTGCAACAGACAATGCTATTTCTCGTTTTGATGGGACAACTGGAAAACTAGTACAGAATAGTGTTGTAACCATTGGCGATACAGGCAATGTGTCTGGTGTTGGAACATTAAGTGTGTCTGGTAACACAATTATCTCAACAACAGATAACACCAACGCTGCCTTGCGTATTACTCAGCTTGGTACTGGCAATGCGCTGTTGGTTGAGGACTCGACTAATCCTGATGCAACACCTTTTGTAATTGATGCAACTGGCAATGTTGTAAGAGGCAACGCAACCCCTCTAAGCACCCCCGGACTTGCCTCTACCACTGCAATTACTCCCGCACTTCAGTCCCATGGCACACAAACTTCGAGTTCTGCTGTTGCCGCATTTGGGTGGAGTGCTACAGCGTCATTGGCCCCTCAATACATTCTTTCAAAAAGCCGTGGAGCTTCAGCAGGTACATTTGGCGTTGTTTCTAGTGGGGACAACTTGGGCGGCTTGACGTTTAACGGGGATGACGGCACTGCGTTTATACGTGCGGCAAACATTGTTGCACAGGTAGATGGCACACCCGGCACAAACGACATGCCGGGTCGTTTATTGTTGAGCACAACTCCTGACGGCTCTGATACTCCTGTGGAGCGTGTTCGCATAGACTCCACTGGTCAAACCAAGTTTAGTTATAACGCAGTTGTTGAAGTTAGTGACAGCACTAATGCAGCCCTGAGAATTACTCAAACAGGCACAGGCAATGCTTTATTGGTTGAGGATACTGCTAACCCTGATTCAACACCATTTGCAATCGACAACCAAGGTAGAGTTATTCAAGGTTACACCGCTGCAATTCTTACAGCAGACGATTACAACGGAGCAAATAGAACATCGTGGGGGTATCAAGGAAACAACACCAATGCGGCAGGTGCTCTTTTTACAACTTGGAACACATCTGCTACTGCGGGTGCAGGACTCGCTTTATCTCGTTCAAGGAGTGCAACTGTTGGTACGCAAGGGATTGTTTCTTCTGGTGACACATTAGGTGGAATTGGTTTCAATGGGGATGATGGCACAAACTTTATTGTTGCAGCCTCGATTACCGCATCAGTAGACGGGACTCCAAGCACAAACGATATGCCCGGACGATTGGTGTTCAGCACAACTCCTGACGGCTCTGACACCCCGGTAGAACGTGTGCGGATTACCAGTGCTGGCAAGACAGGCTTTGCTACATCAGCCCCCGCATCAACAGTCCATGTGGCTGGTGACACCATCCTGAGCAACGTCAACGTAATTGGTGCAAGCTACGACAGTGTGTCTTTCTCTATTTCAGCGGAGGAGGCAACTCCAACCGATTTATTCTTTAGCCCTGACGGGTTGAAGATGTATGTCGTTGGCGGAACTGGCGATGATGTCAACGAGTACAACCTGTCTACGGCTTGGGTGGTTTCGTCTGCTGTTTACTCGACTGTGTTTTCTGTTGCTTCTGAAGATACACTTCCAACAGGATTATTTTTCCGTGCTGATGGCACAAAGATGTATGTGGTTGGTTCAACTAACGATTCGGTATTCCAGTACACACTAAGCACCCCGTGGTCTGTTGCAACAGCGTCCTACGACAGCATTTCTTTTTCTGTTGCATCACAAGATATAGCGCCTAACGGAATGTGGTTTAAGCCTAATGGCTTGTCTATGTATGTAGCCGGCGCTACTGCCGATGCCGTATATCAGTACACATTGTCAACCGCTTGGAACGTATCAACCGCTACATTCTTGCAGTCTTTCTCAGTATCTAGCCAAGAGTCAGTTCCTAATGCTGTAACTTTTACAGGCGATGGCTCAAGGATGTTTGTAATGGGTCAGACGGGCGATGACGTTAACGTCTACAACCTGACAACACCTTGGGACATTAGTACATCAGCGTTTGTTAACGTGTTCAGTGTTTCTGGTCAAGACACAGCCCCTGTTGGTATTTACATTAAGCCTGACGGCACAAAGATGTACATTGTTGGCACAACCAACGACACTGTATTCCAATACACAGTACCAAGCATTGACATCCAACTGACAGGCCAAACTTCTGTTGCGGCTTTGGACGTACAGCAAGACTTGACTGTCTACGGAAACATTAGAGGAAAATTAAGCAGTTGCACAGTAGATGGAACAAATGAAGTTGGATATAAAAACATTCCACAGAACAGTCAGAGTGCTGCTTACACATTAGTTTTAGCAGATGCTGGAAAGCACATCCTTCATCCAGCAGGTGATGCCAATGCAAGAACATACACAATCCCTGCAAACAGTTCTGTGGCTTATCCAATTGGGACAGCAATAACATTTATCAACATGACTTCTCAAGTGGTGACGATTGCAATAAATACTGACACAATGTATTTAAGTGCTGCTGGCACTACTGGCTCACGAAGTCTTGCTCAGTATGGATCAGCAACAGCAATAAAGATTACCTCTACAAATTGGCTCATTTCAGGGAGTGGATTGACATGAGTGGTGCTTTACAAGCAGTCTTTCAAAACCAAAGAAGTTTTGGAAGCCCCTACATGGACGCAACAACGTCTGGGGCTACTGTTTCTACATCTGGAAATTATAAAATTGCTGTTTTTAATGGAACTGGCTCATTTACTGTTAACTCTGTTGGAACAGATGTAACTGATGGTTCTGTAGTTGAATATTTAGTTGTTGCTGGTGGTGGTTCTGGTGGTGGGAATAGCACTTCTGGAGCTGGTGGTGGAGCTGGAGGACTAAGGGCTAATACTGGCCTATCTATTACAGCAACATCTTACACAGTAACAGTTGGTTCTGGAGGAACATCGGTTATAAATTCAGTTGGAAATATTGGAAATAGCTCATCTATTGGTTCTTTGATTTCCTGCACAGGTGGAGGTTATGGGGGTAATGCTTCAGTTGTTGGCGGGAATGGCGGCTCTGGTGGTGGTGGTGGTGCAGCAAAAAATGGTGGAACAGGCATTAGTGGTGAAGGTTTTAATGGCGGGGTTGGAAAAAGCGTTAAAGATACTGCTGGTGGTGGTGGTGGTGGAGCTAGTGCTAATGGTCAGCAAGCATCTAATAGCGGATATGTTGGTGGCCCAGGAGGAAATGGACTGACATCTTCTATTACTGGAACTTCTCTTTATTATGCGGGTGGCGGTGGTGGTTCTGGAAGTAGTAGCCCTGCTGCTGGAGGTCTAGGTGGAGGTGGAACAGGGTCACCTAGTGGTGTAACTAACGGAGCTGCAAATACAGGTGGTGGAGGTGGTGGAACAAAGTCTAGTAACTCTACTGGTTCTGGTGGTTCTGGCATTGTTGTAATTAAATGGAGATTCCAATAATGGCTCATTTTGCCGAATTGGACTCAAACAATATTGTTTTAAGAGTCCTTACTTTAGATAATTGTTTACTTGAAAACGAACAAGGTCAGTTTATAGAACAACTTGGTATAGATTTTTTAAAGAATTTGTACGGAATAAATACTGTTTGGAAACAAACAAGTTACAACACTATTGCTGGTCTGTACTATGACCCAAATTTTGAACCTCTGCCAGAACAAATAAGGCCACCAGCAGAAGATCAATCAAAAGCATTTAGAAAAAATTTTGCTGGTATTGGTTATTTGTATGATTTAAATCGTGACGCATTTATCAATCCTAAGCCAACAGTATCGGCAGAAGATGAGCAATATGTTACTTTTGATGAATTTGCTTGTTTATGGATTTATTCACCTCCAATAATTAATATTGAGGTAACCCGTGTCTAATCCAATTACAGACCTAAAACTTGTAGACAACGTGTTTGTCAAAATGCACCAATTTATTAATATTGGTGATACACATCAAGGTCATGCTCATGCGTTTGACCACATCACATTGTTATCTTCTGGCGCAGTAAAAATGGTGCATGACAATGGAGAGGATGAATACAAAGCCCCACACTTAATTGTTACTCCAAAAGGGGTAAAGCATCAATTTACTGCATTAGAGCCTAATACAGTATTTTGTTGTATTCATGCTATTCGTGATGGCGATGGTCTTAATGATGTTGCGTCTCCAGATATAACGCCAGAACAAGCATTTGAGTTGCTGACAACATATTCTCTTACGACATAATAAATTGTACAAATCTCAAAACTAACATTTAAAAATGAATCAAGAACTACAAAAATACTATGAAGATCGGTTTGACCTGTTTTCAAGACAAGGTTGGCTCGACTTGATGGAAGATGTGGAAGGAATGTTAGACTCTATGAATAATGTTTCTACCATTACTGACGAAAAAAGTTTACAATTTCGCAAAGGCGAGATTTCTATACTTATTTGGCTAAAAACCCTGAAAGGGGTCAGCGAAAGAGCATACGAGGACTTGAATGAAAAGAATGTATGAATTTGTCTGCGATTGTGGACAACGCACTGAAACACTAGTAGATTATGAGACTAATAGTGTTAAGTGTCGATGCGGTGAGCTTGCTCATCGTGTCATAAGCGCACCAAACTTTAATTTGGAGGGGTGGTCGGGCAATTTCCCATCTGCATGGATGAGATTTGACCAAAAGCACCGTGAAAAGTTAAATGCGGAGCGTAAAGCTAACCAATAAGCGCATTGCGCCTGGTTAATTATCCTATAACCGTTTT